TGCCTAATGCAATACCAAAATTTTCAGTAACTGTAGTAGTGATACGACTATAGTCACTCAACTTAAAAAGCATAAGTTGACCAGCCGTAAGAGCAGAAAGACTCTTACCAGTTCCAGAACTAGCAAGACCCGCATTTGCAATCAAAAGTTGTTTCATATATTAATTATTATTTTAAATTGTTATTAATTATTGACCACCAGCTTCTTGATTTCTCGCTGGAGCCTGTGGTGCTTGATTTGTTTGTTGATTATACAAACCCCCTTTAACAGAAATATTATATAAATCAACTGCGTGTTTGACAATATCAACATGAAGAGTTTCAGGTAAATCACAATTTTTAGGAGTTGCTAAATTAACTTCAGCAGGTTTTCTTATAAAAGAAACTCTAACTATAGGGTTAGTAACACTTGTACCAAAGTATATCTCTACATTATCTTTATTTTGATTATCTACAACTGTATTGTAAATTACCATTACAGGACTAGTTCTTTTTGGCTTTAAAATTGCATCATTTAGCGTATTTGCTAATTCAGAACTTTCAATAACTCTAATAGGAAACAATCCACTAACATCAGAATATTTAACAGCAAAATCTATGAGATAAAGATAAGGAGAATTGCTACCACTATTTAAAGCAGTAGCAATCTCCTTGGTTAGCATTTCCCCAGTGCCGTTTATATTAATTTCATGTACTTCATAGAGAGTTTTAAGTTCATTAACTTGATTTATTTTGCCATTTGTAAGACCATTAGGTTCTTTCTTTAGTCCTACGTGTTCTCTAACAAGTTGATTAACTATATCCGAAATGCTAGTGTTAAGTAATACGTCAATCTGTTCAGGTCTAATAGCGAGAACATTTTGCATACCCATTTGTTGGGCAAGCTGACGAAACATAACGTGCATATCAGAAATATTCATTGTTTATTAATGTTTAAGTTTGTTTTCAAAAACTGTTCTTTCTCCTTTGTTGACAGGGTTTTCAAACCAAGCAATTGCATCATTAATGTTAGCACCAATAAACGTACCATCAGGTTTAGTAATCTGTTGATTGTAATCGGTACGAACAAGTTCACCTCTAAGAATAAGATTTTCAATGAATGCTTTGAGAATGATTTTCTTGTCATTATAAAGTTTATTAAACTTATCAGGATTTGTATTAACATAATCCATAATGACTTGCTGTCTTTCGCTATTATCTCTACCAAGAGCTTCAGTCATATTGTCATTTTTCTTCTGACAAATAGCAAGATAAACTGCATCAAACTTTTCTTTAGTACCGCTAAGTTCAACATAGTTTGTCATAGCAGTCTTACGCTCAATAATAAGTTTTTTACGAAGTTCAGCTTCACGAGCTTCATCCTTAATATAAAAACGAATACTACTATCTGAATTGATAAAAGCTGTATCCTTTGCTACTTCTTTATAAAGAAGGCAATGGCGATACATAAGATATTCTTCAAGATTTACAGGGTCACCATATTTATATTTAGTACTTTCAAGCGCATTAAGTCTATCAATCTTAAGTTTAAGAGCTTTTCTCAATGCATCTTGATTAGCTCTATCAACTTTTTCATATTCAGCGCAAATCTCATCTTCTTGCTTTTTAACGTTCAGATAATCTTTCTTGTGTTTATACCTGAAAGAAGTATCAAGAACAACATCTTTATCTCTAACTTCAAAGTGAATGTTGTTAAGCCAAGCTTTAACTCTAGCAACAAAGTTTTCATTGTTAGCCGAAATACCTAATAATGCTGGAAAATAAGCTGCAACTTCTTCTGCATTAGAAGAAAGAATACGAGAAGAAGTAATTGAAGAACCAATAACTTCTCTTTTTTGTCCCAATACTTTCATATTAGCTTTACGATAAGCTGAATAATTAAGAACACAACTAATAGTAACACTGCGTTCATCAGTATAAGGAGCATCCAAATCTTCATCAAATGCACTTACAGTAGGTTTAGTAGCCTCTGAATTTTTATTAGCAATATTTTCATTATCTGCCATAATTCTTACAATTTTAATTTAATTTATTAAAGGACACACTTCAACTGCATCATCTTTCTATTGTTATCAACCTGCAAGCCAATAGTACTCTTAACTTCATAACGGCTCATATCAATTTCAGTGCTGATAGCATTATTAGGAACAGAACCCCAAGATGCAGGAATAGGAGTAAGACCTTTGAGAATACCAATAATATGCTCTTGACCTTTCAAACGAACCATTCTAACATTACGAGTTCCCTCATAAGTAGAGAAGTCAAGCAAGAAAGCTTGGTGAGAAGTCATAGGCAAACCACTCTTAGGATGGATATTACCATTAGCTTTGTCGTTATCGGCAAGACTACCTTTATCAAGGAAAGCAAGATGCTTCAGAGTAATGATATGGTTATCGATGGTCTTATATCTACGGAAATATTTACCATAAGAAAGACCACCATCATATTCCTCAATCATCTTATCACCGAGAGCGTCAACAAAACCGTTATTAGTAGCGGCATCTCGCATAGCACCGTCAAAGTCCTGCCAGAAACCTTTACCGCAACCAAGAACAACTTCCATCGTACCAGTATCAGTATCTTTATCAAGAACATCACCGATAGTACGTTCAATTAGATTAAGAGTAAGAGTCTCACCATAAGTAGCATAGTTACTCTCACGGCAAATCTCCATCATACCAGCAGTAGAACGAATAGGTTTGCTATTATCTCTATCAAGCATGGTAATTTCACCATTCTCATTCAAGTTATAATTAGCAAGCCATAGTCTTTCCTCTTCTGCAATACGTTTAGCAATCTCGAACTGACGCATCTCTTCATTAATCCAAAGATTGGTAGTACCACCACCCTTAGTCTTAAACTCGTATTCAACAATAGTATTACTGATATTGCCAGCAATTTCTTTAGAATAACGATGATACTCAAGTTGAGAAGTCATCTTACCAGGTCCCATACTATTGCTACGGTTACCTTTAGAGTAACTAGCAGGAATAGTAGGAGCAGTCATTGTCCAATACTTACCAACTTTAAGATTTTCAGTATTAACATAAAAGTTAGGATTAGGATTCCAAAGTTTAAGACGATAAACATAACCGCCATGAGTTCCTTCACCAAGGTCAGCCATAATACGAACCTGTGTAACACCATCAGGAGCAACAAGCGACCATTGTTCAATAAGCCAATGAGTAGCAAACTCTACATCAAACATTGCACCACCTTGACCAGGAGTACTATTTGCAGTATTAAAGTAAACAACATAATCATTAAAATGAAGTCTACCCATAGTTTTCCAAGTCCAAGTTTCAGTTTCAATGCTTTTCACACCACTGCTACCTTGACCCTCAGTAAGGAATGAAAGAGGAAATCTATCATCATCCATTCCAAAAGTGTAAGTAAGTGTTCTGTTAATTTCTGCGGGTTTACTAAGCATAAGATTAGCAATAGACTCTTCATTGCTATAACCTCTGTCATCATAACGCCCACGAGAAACTTCTCTAAGTTTGTACGGCATAATTTAAATTTTTAAATTAATAATAAATATTATATCAAATTAATCAAGTAACACATCAGAAGCACTAGTAGCTTTAGGCTTAGCAATTTTAACTTGGCTACGAGTTTTATTCTTTTTGGAATTAATAACAAGTTTTCTTACTTGTTCTTCCTTAATAGCCATATTAACCAAGCTATCATAACTATTGCCTGTAAACATCAACCAAGCATCGAGAAGTTCTCTATTTAAATGTGCTTCGTTACTAAGGTTACTTAAATCTTTTTGGTATCCAGTTATTGCATTTCCATCTTCATCTTGTTCACTACTTCTAGAAACATAATCATAGAAATCATTGAGAGTAAGAGTTACTTTCTGACCATTTCTCTCTGCTACGAATGTTTCAGGAAGCATGTAGTTTCCAATCTTTCTATTCTTAATAGCGTTATCAACACTATTCCAATATTCATTAAGTTCAGCAAGCTCTTGTTCTCTAGCTTGTTCAGCTCTTTGTTCAATCTCTTCACGAATTTGTTTATCGTGAGCAACAAGAGCATCCAATTGACTCTTAGCAGTATCATAAAGTCTACCACTAGTTTTTAAGAAGTCAATATAAGCTTCATCCATAGAAGCATTACCAAATTCCTCAGCAGCCATTCTAATAACTGCGGCAAGTTGATTTTCATTATCCTTGTCAAGAACAATTCCACTTCTATCAGGAATTTCACCAAAACCACGAGGAGTACCAGTTATCTTAACATAATCAATAAATTGTTTAAGCATAGGATTATCCATAAACAATTTATTAACTGCACCTTCTGCAACTTCATTAGTTTTAGTAGCAATTACAGAATCAACATAATCTTTTACACCTTGAGGAGTGTCAGGAAAATCAATTTCATTTCCATTTTCATCCTTTACATCAATTCCAATTGCTTCTTTAATAGAACCAAGAGTAATCTCTTCATCCTCATCAGTAGGTTTATTTTCTTCAAGAAATTGTTTTACATCCTTAGCTTCTTTAAAAACATTACCGTCTTTGTCAACAATATCACCATTATCGGCAACAGTATAACTAACACCGTCAATTTCAATCTCAGTGCCAGCTTCTAGCCCACTATCATTATTTTCTTCTACGGGGGGAGTGTCAGGAGTTCTAGTAAGGTCTGTAGTTTCATTAGTTTTATCATCATGAATATCTACAGGAGTATTATCTACTTTAACTCCATCGCCAGACTTTACACCCTCACTACTAGTTGTAGTAGTAGGATTGCCTTCAAAATCAATATCTACATCCATTTTTAGTTAGTTTTTAACGTTACTATTATTATTTTCTATTACTAAAAGTTATGCAAAAGTAATACTTTTTGTATAATGTGGCTGACACATAACTTTATCATTAGGAAAATATATTATATGAATAATAATAAAATGATAACTTACAATACTGCCAATAATCGAAAAAGTTAAAATTCTCTCTAAAAATCAAATCAAAATATGCCCACTGATAGGGCAAATTTAAAGCCTAAGACTCTAAAATTCAGTTTGTGATAACTTGTTAAGCTCTGAATTTTAAACGTTAAATTTAGAATTTCAAAATATATAAAAATTAAAAACTCTCTTCATCATTAAGATAAAGAGAGTCAAAGTAGTTTGGGAACACATCTACTAAATACACAACATTATTAACAACATTCCGGTAAGAGTTCCAGTCATACCGTATATTACATCTTTAATTTCATAAGAATGTCCTTTATGAACTTCATCATATAATTCTTTTAGATAAACTATAGCAATTGAAATTATTGTAATTATTATTATCCCCCCGTAAGAAAGATGATGAGATACTTTAATTACTGCACACATTACTTCAACCAATAACAATCCAAATATATAATGTAATAGTTTATCTTTTTCTATTTCAACAACAGCATTAAATATCTTTTGAATTATTTTCTTTACCTTCATCTTTATTAATTTTAGGTTCTTTTAAATATAATCCACAATGACAAATATCTCTTTCAAGATAATCAGCACAAGGACATTGGTCGTGACCTATTCTAGTTTTAATTCTAGTAGGACAATGTCCACCATTATGTCCTATTGTGTTAAAGATACCATTAACTTTACTATCATCTGGATTTAATATCCATCCTTCTTTTCTAATGATTTTAATTTCTGTAGCCATAACTTTTAGATTTTATTTATCATACTTGTTTTTATTTTGTTTAGCAATCTTTAATTGATTTTCCATTTGCTCTCTTTTAACTTGTCTATCTGCGGCTTTATTATATAAATCAACTTGTACTTTTTGTTGGTCTAATCTAAGTTTTTCTTCAGCAATTCTAGTTTTATTTTCTTCAGATACTTGTGCAAGTCTATCTTTTGCTGCGGTATCTTCACCAGAACCAACCATACTCATATCAACATCTATACCTTTAAGTTGAAGTTCATAATAATATTTAAGTTCTTCTGTTTTTCTATCTTCTTCTCCTTCTGCTTGAATCTTTGTAATCTCAGCTTCAAGTTTCTGTTGTTCTAGCATTTGGTCTGCCTGCTTTAATTGGTCTTCATGTTGTCTTTTAATTTCCATGAATCTTTGAACAGTTTCTTTAATTTGAGTAACATTCTCACCAAGAATAGCAGCTAATGCCATATCCAAATCACCATTTTGAGCTGCACTAAATGCCCATTGACGAAGTTGTTGAAGTTTTTCTAATTCCTTTTGGTCATTCTTAACAATAACGCCATAATCGGAATTTATATAAGAATTTACGTCAAGACTTAAATATCTACGATTGTTTTTATCATCAAAATATGTACGTTGCAAACCATCAACATAAGCTAGTTTGGCATAGTCTAAATCTCTTTGATAATCTCTTTTACGCAGTTCATCAAACATTGTAACAACTATCACACTCCCCATAGAAGAACGTGCAATAGCTTCTTGTGTTGTAGTAGACCCTGCTGACTGTGCAATTTCTCCATATCGTTGCATATTCATATCAACAAGTTCTCTAGCTTCCATTTTAATAGCTTCAAGAAGATTTGTAAGTTCTGTAATGTATTGACCAATACTAGCATTAAGAAGTCTAATATTAGCCATCTTCTGACCACTATTATCTTCTTCATCATTTACAATCAGAACTCCATCTGCTGCCATTCTATAAATCTTATCTTCACTATCATCTGCTATTACAGATTCTGGAAGAAGAAGAATAAGCATTTTATTTTTAGCAATCGCCATCTCTCTATGATAATATATAATATTTCTCATAATTTGAAATGGTGTGATAAGTTGAATAATACTGAACTTCCCCATAAAAGGAAGAACTTCTCTTATACCGTTATAAGGAAGTTTACCATCTCTTTGATATGCTATAGGTCTAGCTTTAATAGGATAAATACCTGTATATCTGGTTCCTATTCTATAGCCTTCATATATTTGAGTTTCATAAACATATTCAATAGAAATATCACCAGCTTCTGTATTTAATTTATAATCAGAATCTACAACATCTTCAACAGACATTCCAAGTTCATTTATATGTGTAAGAATACCTCTACGAGCTTCTCCTTTCCAAACTACATGCCAGACTTCAAATAGATTTTCATTATTTAAATAGATATTTTGAGCATTACTTTTAAAAAGTTCTTTTTCTTCTTTATTAAACTTTTCACAAGCATCTGGAAAATATTCAAAATATTGATTATATAAAAGTCTTGGAGTAGAACTTATAGAATCAGATACATAATAATATTTTTCAATAAATGCCCTATCTTTATCAGACATAATATCTCCAAACATATCCATAATCTGATTATAAGATAGTGTCATTCTTCTTGCAAACATATCTTGGTCCTCAATAAAGAATTCACTATTAGGAATAGGATATGCTTCAACTACTGGAACATTTTCTTTAATAATCTCTTCACCACGAATATCGGAATAAGTATAACACTCACCAAGCGAACAATAATTAAAAAAAGCAGATAGATAAATATAATTATCTTCTGTAATACTTCTAATATAATCAAGTAAATCTTGTGCTTGTTTACTTTCATCATCGATATATTTATCATTAAAATCTTTAACAAACTGTTCAGGGTCAGGCATTGCTTCTTGAGGATTAAGTTCTTCCATAGGAGTACCTTGTTGAACAGCTTGTTGTTGCATTTGTTGCCAACGTTTTTTAAACTCTTGTTGGAATGCTTGTTGACATAGCATTCCTACCTCTTGTCTGAGTTTTGCGTTACGTTTAAGAATAATATCAGGACTATCGGCATGAACAACAAATTCATGAACACCTTTAAAATATTCACTAACATAACGTCTAATAATATCAGACATAATATCTAGATTACGCATAGTAGCAGGAAATCTAGTATATTTTTCATTAGTAGCGTTATAAGGATTTAAAGTCTTTTTATAAAATTCATTTGGAATATCTCCATGAAGAATATTTAAAGACTTTTCAACATCTGTTTTATCGTTATTAGCGATACCAGCTGCAATAACAAAATCAATACAATTTTGATACCAATCTGGTTTTTGCTTTTCAGCTTCACTAACACGTTGTTTAGGAAAATCAATTGATTGTGCTCTCATACAAGTACATAGTTTAAAATATGTATTATGTTAATTTATATACTATTATTTTTTTGTAGGCAAAAAATCTATACGAATAGATTCATATTGGTTATCATCAGTTAATTCTATCTCAAATCCTTTAATAGAACAAAGATTAATACCAAAATTATTAGGAAAAACACTTAAAAATTGACTTGGTATAATAGCGTTATCTTTATTACAAGTTTTTACAGCTTCTTCAATTGTTACATATTGTTTCATATTGCTTATTTTTTTTAATTGTTTAATATTTTTATTTCTTTTATACAACCTTTAGGTATAGTCATAAGGTTACATATTTGTTCAGGTTCTATTCCATAATTTTGTGCAACAGTTACGTACTCTTCGGTTTCTTTAATTAATTTACCATACGTTTCAATGCATATTGGTTCCATATTTTCAAAGTCTAAATCTTTTAATAATGTCCAACTTTGATTTGAAGTAAAACTATCTATCCAAATTACTTTAACATTAGTTAATGTTTCCATTTTCTACTATTTAAAGCAAATACAGCCATTTTCTTTTGAGCAGGAGTTCCATTCTCTTTAAACCAAGTAGCACTATGTCCTGTTCTTTTTTTTAAAGCTGTAAATTTACCACGATTTTCAGGTTTGATATGAATTATACCTCCATTAGCATAAGTTTCATTATTGGATACTTTATAAACGCCATATCCTCCTAAAAACCAAACCGGAGCTACTTTATTAGCCCATTCTAAGAATTTTTTCTTATCTTTTATTTTTGAAGAAAACCCATATCTCCCTGTTATTTTATTGTCAGTTATTTTAAGCCATTTATCTAACATCTTTTCAGTAAGTGGTTCGTTAGCTTGGATTCCTAAGGTTGGTTTAATTTCTCCAGAAATCATAGCAGCTGCTTCATTTGGATTTAATCCTTCTGCTCCAGGAATATTAAAAGAATTATCAAATCTAAGAACTCTATGAACAGCATCATGTGCTTTCATATATTCGGGATTTGTTATCATATATTTTTCTGGAAGTAAAAAAGTCTTTCCGTTTGAAGTCATAGCACCATATCCAAATTGTTCTCTTAAGCGCTCTATTGCATCCTCTCTTGCTATTCCAGAATCTATGTATTTTTGAATTTGTTTTTCTACAGCTTTTTCTGGAATATTAATTACGTCACTACTATTTAAAGGTTTATACTCAACAAGACCATTTTCTCCAACTTTTGGAATATAAGATTTTAACCTTTGTACTAATTGTTGTTCAGCATCTAAAGAAGTTGCAGAAGGTGTTTGTTCTATATATTTTATTCCTTTCATAGCTTCTCTATTTGGAGATTCATAATATCTAATATCATTTATATTAAAATTATCTCTTTCCCCTAAAGGAATTCTAACTCCATTATTATCATAGGTTACTGCATCTGCTGATTTAATTTGTCTTCCATCTTTAATAACTATTTCAATAGCATCTCTAGGGAAAGGAGATCTTTCATAAACATCTGGCCTAAAAGGAATTACAGCATCATAATTATCCAAGTTAACTTTTTTTGAAGCTTTCTCCCAACCCATTTCTTTTATTTTATTTTTTAATTCCCAGTACTTTAATTGGATACCTATATCATCCTTGCCAAGTAAATTCTGAAGATACTTACTTTCTGGATTTTCTTTCAACAAGTGTCTTAATAATCTTTGTTGATTATTCTTTTTACGAAGTGCCATTTTTTGAAGTGCAGTATTACCAGGATTTCTACTTAATTCTATGTCAAAAAGAACTTTAGATTCTTTTACTTTTGACAGCTCTTGTTGCCATTTTTCTAAAAAAGAATGATATCCACGATTATAGAAATTTTCTGCATTCTTTGCTGCTTCTGATGCATAATTTTCTAAAACTAATGGGTTTTCTATATTAGCATATAAGTGCATGGTATTATTACCATACCTATATTGTGGAGACATTGGTGAAACATATATACCTTTCCCAAAATAGCCAGAATCATGCATCCCTGCTCTTTCTACATCAAAAGATGTAAATACATTATCTGTGTTATGGTATAAATCAAGGGGTTTATTTCCATCAGTTGAAGTATTTCTATTAGCTTTAATCATCGTATGTAAATCCCTCAACCTCTGAGCTTCAGCCATGTCTCCTTTAGCAATAGCAGCATCCTGTGCCGCAGTCCATTGTTCTGGAGTCAATTTTGAAATGTCTTTAACCAAGGGTTTTATTGCTTTCTTTAGAGGTTTCTCAACAATTTTTAACGGTAATGTATTAGAATTAGTAGAATATTTTCTATATCCATACCCTGGCTCCCATACATATTGATTTCCTATTTTAATTGGATTAGAAGAAACAAATTCTTGATTAGTCACAAATGTTCTATCCTTTGGGTTACCTGTCCATTGTCCTATAGGATAATCTTGGTCTCTTACTCTCAATAAACTAGGATTATCTTTAGTAGTAGTAAGTAGTCTAGTTTGCCCATTTCTATAAGGACTGCCTAGATTCCACCAAGTATAAGGTTTTTGCCCATTAGAATGTTGAGAGGGAAATAGCATTCCGTCTTTAACATAAGCACCATTACCACTAAAACCTGTGTAATCTCCATTGTCTACATGATACATTAAATTAGGGTTATTAATCTCTACATCACCTAATTTAAATCTAGTATGAACAGGATTTTCTACAACTTTTGGTTGTAATCTAGTACTTTTAACAGCTTTATTTAATTCAGAAGCAATTCTAGCACTCTTACCGAACCTTGTAGCTTCTACTCCTTTATTTAGTAAGCGTAATTCTGGACCTAAAAACGTAAGACCTACATCTAAAGCTGCTTCGCCATAATTTTTATCTTCTATATTTTGAGCAGCTGAACCTAAACCTATAGCTCCCCATAAATAAGGATTTGCTAATACTCCACTTAATCCTCCTGCAAGAGCCATAGCACCATTTGGCAGCCACGCCAATTTATTAATATCTTTCATATATCCACTAGTGCCAGTAACTCTCTTTTGTGCAATAGACTTTGCTGTTTCAGAGCTTATCTGACCACTTTTTAATCTAGCTAAGTCATAATCAGTTAAATTATGTTGCCAAGATGGTCTCTTAGCATTTACTTTAACTTCTGGCAATAAACTATTTCTAGAGTAATAAATATTATTATCATATCCTATAGGAAATGGATTATATTGTTCATCTAAATATCTACGTTTTGGTTTCATACTATATTAAATTACTTATTAATACCGCCAACGACACACTATCTTTATTAAATCCTAATTTTTTAATAATTTTCGTTATTCTTTTTCTATCCGTAAAAGAAATATCATTTATAGATTTATACTTTCTAATAATAGCTTTTATTTCTTCTCCATCTTTAGATTTAATAAATTTACTAACTTTATCAGCTAAATCTTTTAATTTAACCTCCATTTCTTCTTCAGACAAGGTAGGCTCAATTTCTCTTTGAGTGCATTCTTTATTGTAACACACACTACATTGCTTTTTGCATTCTAAACTTTCCATATTAGAACCAATCTCTATTTAAAATATTATCTCTATTATTGTCAATTTGTTTCTTTCTAGTTGCAAGCTCTTTAGCAGCTTCTACATCTTGAAGTTTCCATCTAAGAGCTCGCATAATCATTTCAGAAACTCGGTCATAGTTACCAACACTATTCCATTTCTTTAATTCAAGAATAGTTTGATAATCATAAATAGTGTGAAAGAATCTTTTAGGTCTGCCAAGTTCATCTTTACCGACTTCTGAATATAACATTTCTTTAAGAAGTCGAAGACCTTCAAGTTTCTTTGTAGAACCTTGTCCATCTCCACCACCCATGTTAATACCATAAGAACCAGCAATAGCACCTTTAACGGAAGTATCCCAAATACTAACAGGGTCTCTCATTAAATACTTTAATGCTTTCCATTTAGAAAAGTTACTTACAGTTTCACCACGGTTGACTTCGACAGCAACACTTCCAATACAATTGTAATATCTAGCTAATAAATAACAAATTCTATCAGCTTCTTCAAGTTTTTCTGGACGTCCATAATATGCAGCTACAAGAGCTGTTCTAAAACCATTATAAATACATGGTTCCATCCATACTTTGATACTATTATGTGAATGTTTGTTTGTTAATTCTTTTTTCTCTTTATTAACACCAACAGGGTCATAGCTAATAGAATACATTCCTTTTGGAACTTCATTAACTTGTTCTCCTTTTTCGTTAGTGTGAACAACTCTTTGTGGATTGAACCATATTCTTATACAACCATGAGGATGTTCGTGTTGTTTTCTAGGAACACCTTCAATCCAATCAAAGAAATCTACATTATGTTTTCCTCCTTCAGCTTGTATTCTAGCATTGGTTTTAAACTCTACTTTTTCGCCTTTATCAAAAAGCATACCGTCAGAATAAAACTTAAAGGAACTATCAGTTCTAAGTTGCTCTTCCCAAACAATTAGTTCTTCACTAGTAAACATATTTTCAGTAGCAGAACTAAAAGACTCAGCTGGACGATTAGCAAACTGACCTAGATAATTAATATAATCAGCAAAACTTTTAGCATTTGCTTTTTGTATTTCTCTTTCTTTACAAGAGATTTTTAATCCAACAACAATGTCAGAATTTCCATCTTCATCTATACTTTTCTCTCCATCCAATTCACCTTGAAGTCCCCAACAATAAGGTTTAAAATAACCGCAAATTTCATCTCTTTTATCATCATCCCAAACATTTTCAAACGGCATGAAGTCAAAACTTTTAGGACTATAAAAGTTTCTTTCAAATGTCTGCATATTACCAGACGTTGCAGTACCCCATCCAATAAGAGTTCCTGTTTTGTAACTACCTGTAGTCATAGCAGGATTTGTAACAGTCATAAATTCGTCAAAGTTTTCCATAGTGGAAACTTCTTCTACTTTGACTTTAACTGCATCCTTACCAATAGCACAATCAGGATTATTAGCAGCAGATACACTAAGCAATGCACTTTGCCATGCTTTAGGAGAAATATTACCATTAGGAAGTTTAAATCCTAGAACAAAGTTTTCTTTATCAGCTGTAAGAATACCTCTTTTGAAAAAGGTATTAAGTTCAAGAAATCTAACATCATTAAGAGCAAATGTAGTCAAACCTCCTTCTTGTGTTAGATATTTTTTATCAACAGCTACATGAATAACCACTTTATGAGGCTGAAGATTAATGTCATTTGCACTATCAGCAGCCATAATATAAGAAAATCCTCCACGACGAGTTTTATCAATCAAAAGATGAAAACCGTTTCGTTGAGCAAATTCTATTATATGCCAAGTCCAAAACTGAGCATCAATAAACTTACTAAAATCTTGATGTTTCTTTGCAACAAGTTTATTAGAACCACGAACAATGGTATTCTCATTCAATTGTTCCATTTGAGCATAATTAAGAAAATAATAATGCCCACCTGTAATTCTAACATCTTGTATTTTTCCATTTCTTAACAGACAAGGAGCTGTAAAACCATAAGTTCTTCTATATTCTTCTCTCTTTCTTAATTGTCTATGAGGAATGCTATCAATTTTAAGAGAAGTATATTTTTTATCATTTCTATAAATATCAGCCATTTGCGTAAAAAGTTTAGTATTTACAAATCTATCTCCAGGCTGAATATTAAGAAGAAATCCTCCACTATTACCAATAAGAAATAAATCGTCAGGGTCATCGTAACCCATATCCTTAGCATGAGGATATTTAGATTTATCTTCTCTTATATATTGAAGAAAAGGATATTCGTTAATATATTTCTCTACATTAATTTCCATTATAACAAACTTATTATCAATAGCACTAGTAACAATCCGCTAGTTCCAAACGCTATATTTCTTTGTAATTCAACTTTAGTTAAAGTATTATTATAAACTACTTCATTATGTTCAATAGTATTACGTAAATCAGCGATAACAATAGAATCGTTATATAGAACCTCTCTAAGACTTTGATTAATTTGTTTCTCATAATCTAACTCAACCATTTTAGCATTTGCAACCTTAAGCAATTCTATTGGAATACAAATAGTATCGGATTGTAACTCCCCCATAAGAGAAATAGTTGGAGTCCTATTTGTTTGACACCAACTTGTAGAATAACTTAACAGTGCTATCGTTATCAAGATTATATATTTCAATGATTTTCTCATTCTTAATACTATCTAATTCATTAATTTCATTTATAAGACTATCTCGTGTTATTAATAGTTCATTTATCTCATTTCTTCTTACGGGGGAGGTATCATCAAGTACCTTTAGTGTATATAAAACTATTAATATATAAAGTATTGCACCTATTACTATTATAGGATGATTTTTAATATCAATCCAAATCTTCTTCATTTATTAAAGTATAAGTAAAACAATTACCATATATTTTAGCAGCTTTTTCACATAATTGCATAAATGATTTAAAATTATCATTATTAGCGATAACTTGGCAACCTGCAGACCATTTATCAATTTGTTTAGAAGCATTTCCTGCTTTATGAATATTTATACCAAAAACTCCAGTTTCTATAGTTTCTGGGTTCATATCATAAACGTCATCTTTATTTCCATCACGATAAACTTTAATTGGTTTAATTTGTACAAGAGCTTTATATTTACCTTGATGTTTTCCAATTTTATAAGCTCCACGATATTGGCCAGGAACCATTATAGCAGTGCCTACTTTATTAGACAAAATGTACATATAATAAGACCCTGGCTCAGTAGTAGCAGGGTAATAAAGTTTTTGCCAACCTCTTTTATTTTTAAATATAACTACAATATAATCATCAAATCCATTTGTGATAAGATTACCAGATTTTCTAACACCAATTATGTTAAGATTATATTCTCCTTTATCGAAGAAAACATAACCTTTAGACTTAAATAGTTTAGCAAAGTCAGTTCTATTTATTTTATGTATAATATTTACGTCTTTCATATTAATCAAACATCTTTAATTGTTTATCAGCCTTTGCTTCTTCTGCTTTTAAAGAAAGTAGTCTATCATTAAAAACAGCATCAGCCTCGTTTCTCAAATAATTAATTTTATACCATTTTACAGTTTCATCTTTAGTTTCATCTACATGATAACCATTAAAATCTCTAAGTGGTTGACCATATTCATTAAGAATAAAAGGACTTCCAATATGGCAAAGTCCTAATGCTGTACACGGTATTTCAAGTATTCTTTCAACAAGTCTAGCATAAATTGAAAGTTGCATTGTATAATGAGAACCGTTACACTCAGGAAGATGATTTAGTGGAGGAAGCATTTTTTCATTCTTAGAAACCCATTCATTTGTTAATTGATTAGGTACACTAGATTTATCTTTTTTATAATATCCACTTTCAAATTGTAGTCCTTGTCTATTAGTTTTCCAATCTAAAACAACAAAATCTGTGTCTTTAATACACAGTATATCAATAGTACCCGATATAAGAAGTTGAGGGTCAAATACCCCTATCTCACTATATATAACATATCCTTTATTAATATAGAAGTCAAAAACTCTATAAATTTCATCATATTTATAATCAGTAGCTTTTTTAAATTCTTCTATATCTAAAGGTTTTACACACAAATTAGGAATGTCTGAAACAGTCACACATCTACCAGTTTCAAGAACATTCAAATATTTAATAGCATCTTTAAATTTAGATACTTCTTTAATAGCATTTTCAATTCCATTATGTGTATCAGTTCCTCTACTACAAGCTTCTTTACTAATCTGTTCCCATTGTCTTAATATCTCTTTGTCACTTACGCCTTGTTCTTTAGCTTTTTTATGAGCCCAATATTTCTTATCAAATTGAGGGGCATATTTACCAATAATAGTAGTAACAGAAATATATTCATTACCATTACTATCAGTATACTTATGTGGACCTTCATCGAAATAAAGCTCTATATTTTTATAAATATCTTTCATACTAATTAATAGTTTTCTGCATCCATAGAACTGCTCACAATTCCACCACCACGAGATAATTCAGTTTCTTTTTCATACATTAGATTTTCTCTAGCTTCGTTAAGTTTCTTTACAATACTTGGAATTTGACCTGCTTTTTCATTAACATCATCAATCAATCCAAGAATCTCTTTAGCATTTTCAGCAGTTAATCCACTACTTATTCTCTCGTGAAGTATATTAGCAATTGCGTCAATAGCTATATTTATAAGATGCAAAGATTTTAAAATATTTTCTACAACTCTACCTGCTTCACCTATATTTTCTTTATAATATCTTGTTATTAGTTTTCTTACTAGTTCATCAGGAATGTATTCTTTTGGTAAACCTGCTTGTTCAATAGCCATTTTAAGACATTCAATATCACTAAGTCCAGATTGTCTAGCAGGTGATTTAGGGTCTCCAAGATAATAAATAACAATAGCATCTTGAAGATATTTATGTTTATCTTTTGATTTATCTCTACGATACAATTCTTGAATATCCTTGTCTAGAAGTTGTGTCAGACTAGGTGGAGTAGGCATACCATTGTCATCAATGGTTAGCATAGTATTTATATCTAGTTTATTTCCCATGCTCTATTAACTTCATTAAGTTCTATACAAGTATAACAAACAAATTTTGCAATGTTTTCAGAGTTATATCTTAACCTCATTAATCTATAAAACATTTTATTTTTAGACAAGAATAAACTTAATTTCCAATTTGCAAATCTTTTCTCTTTAGTAGTTTCTCTTACATCATTGTGAAGTTCTTGCCTAAAAAGAATATATTTCTCTTTTGGAAGAGTTTCTCTTGCATAAGATATAATATCTTTTGTTTCTTGAGTATTGAGTATTTTTTGTGTTTCAGGAACTTTAATATTACCAAGAAAAGGAATACCTGTCCATCTACCAGCACTTATAAAGTTAGCTGCATTTAATTCACAATTGTTAATAACTTCTAGAACTAGTTCTTTATCTATTATGTTTTCGTCGATACATTCCATAATGTCATCGCGTCTACACACAATAACATCATAACCATTTGGGAATTTAAGAGTATCTGCCATATTCATTATTATTCTTTTTACAGGGGGAGTGTATTCCAACTCCCCCGTAAAGAAGATATTAGCAATTAATTATTATTAACTTTAATGTACTCAAACTTATCAAAATTAGGAGCTTCATTGTAAACTCCTTTAATATCATTATTGGGGATAAGTTTAAATTCTATAAAATATACATTTTCGTTTTTAGTATCATCATATTCAAGTTCAGGAAAAACGCCTTTAACTCTTGTTGCAATAGCATTTAAAAAACGAGCAAGATTAAGAGGATTAGTCGGAACTGCTACTCTAACACCAAGTTCAATATCATTGGAAGTAACAAGAAGCTTTTGACCAAGTTTAACATCCATTATATTTTGGAGTTGTCCACCTTTTACAAAAATAGGAATAACTCCAATATCTGAACTCTTAGATTTGTTTTTACCAGCAATAATCAAATCATTAATTTTATTGTAACAAACAATACCTACAAGAGTATAATGCTCAGCAATTTCAATACTTTCTCCAACTTTTGTTAGAAAATCATTACTAATCTCATCAAGACTTGTAGGAAGATTAAATGTGGTAACTTTACCTTGTGATTTTACTTTAATTTCTTTCATTTCTTTAAATGTTAAATTAATACTTGAACTATATTCTTTTCTATTTGTATTATTATTTACAATTTTATATTGGTGATTTACTTGTACAAAAGTAAGGTTAATAGTTGGATTAAGTGGTTTAAAATTTATTAAAAATTGTTAAAAAGTATTAAATTAACTTAAAATTTTGACTTGGCAGTATTAAAAAGAATTAACATTTTTTAAGAAAATAAATTTGCATATTTAAAAATAAAATGTATTTTTTATTAATATACCTTATTTATATTAATATTAATTATTAATTAATAATTAATTATTATTTATTATTAATAAT